GTAGCCTGCTTCATAGCATCATCGAAGCCAGTGAATTCCTGATCCCCGTTGTCAATCAGGTACTCCAGTGCCCGATTAACCGCAGTTGCAGCCATCTTGCCCATAGGGTCTTCATCCCGGAAGCGGCGGTTGGTGACTGGACGCGGGGGGTTGTTGTAAAGCGCCGGCAGCAGTGTCTCCGTGTTGGAGTAGAGGATGTTGTAGCCGTATTCCCGCTTCTGCCCGCCTTCGTAGAGTTCCACGATTCGACGACCATCCTTACGGAAGTCCTTTTCCCGCTTGCGTGAATCTTCAATGTCCTTGAGCCAATCAAGAACTTCTTGACTGTCCGGGGAGGGGGCATCACCTTCAGCCGCCGCACCCTTGAGTCCAATGTCTTGAGCAGAGATGTTCATTCATGTTCCTTTGAAAGTCGCCGCTGACGCAGCCTGTCCACGAGTTCGTTGAGTGTCAGCTGATTGGGGAGTTTTGGCAAGCTTGCCACTGGAGCCACAGTTCGCATCGGAATCCAGGGCCGTGACATGACCGCATAGCGAGTTTCATCGTATGCGTGGTCTTCAGCTTCAGTATCCACATCCTCTTCATCGTTTTCGTCATGCTGCAGTGCCGGGATGGTCCGAATGGAGTCCTCGCAACAGTCCAGAAAGTAGAGCATTGGAGTAAGTTCCTCCGGGTTCCCGCCGGCCAGGCGTTGGCGGAGTTGTTCAGCCCCGGTTTTCCGCTTATTGTCTGCCCTGCGCCAGTTACAACCATGCAGTGACATGGTTTCGCCGATACTTGGTCCGCCGTCGCGGATGTAGATTGCAGGGTCAGCTACGCCATAGCGAATCCGCTCACCTCTTTCGCGCATGACAATACCAATTGCCACCTGATCCGCTGTCATTTTCAAGCCCTTATTGGGCCCAGAAGCTCCATACCATTCCCGGTACTTCACAAGCGCACCTTTGGGAAGCGTTCGTTCCCCGACGGTGAGAGTTTCCTCCATTAAGCAGTACCAGCCCACGCTAAAAGGCTTTGCCGACCCCCAGTCAAACGCACGAAACCGCAGCCAGCTCTTGGGAAGGGCTTCCAGCCAAGTTTCAGAGGGAAGCACGTGAACTTCCGGGTCCCATTCATCGAAGAAAGCCCCATCGACAATGTCCCAATTGCCCTCCAGCCAGGCTTTCACAAGCGCGGCAGACCCGGATTGACGCAACCGGAGCAGGTACGTTGGGTCATTCCGCATCAGGAGCTGGTTATCCCCGATCTTGGATGGGATGAACACCCGATCCAAGGAAACCATCATCTTCTGCCCGTCGAGTTCTATTTCGCACTCTTCCGTGATGAGCTTATACCCGGCAGGGCTGGGGTCGATGTAGCGCTTTTTGACCCATTGATGGCCAGCTCCTCCAGGGTTTCCGGTGAGCCGCATTCCGCAAGGTACCCCCGCGCCCGAGCGTAGGGTCGCACGGAGCTTGTCGATCGGAGCGGAACTGGGGAAGTTCGTAGCTTCCTCAACATAGACTCGAGTATAGTTGTGGCCTTGGTATTCTTCTGCGTCCGAATCCTTTTCGAGGTACGCGAACTTGAGTCGAGCCCCATTTGCCATTGTCCAGGTTTTTTGCTGCTCATTGTACTTCGCGCCGATCTTGGGGAAGATTTGTTTGGTCCGGGCAATTACTTCAGCGAGCTGAACCAGCTTCCGCCGGAAGAAGATCCCAATGGCGTGCTCGCCGTAGGTGAAGCTGTGCTGCAGCCAATCCCCGATGGAGGACTCAGTCTTCCCGCCTCCGCGAGCGCCTCCGTAGAATACCTCGAAAACCGGGCACTCCAGCAGGGCAGTCTGAGGTCCGGGCTGCGGGGACCAGACAACCTTGACCTCGTCAGCGACTTGCATCAAATAACAATCGCAGTGGGGTTGGCGAGGAAGTAGTTTTCTGCAACCGCAGCCGTTGCCGTGGCGGCTTCACCCGGAAAGAGGGAAACGTAGAAAGCACGACGGCGCTCGGCCAACTGACCAGCAGCCACTGACTTGTAGTTCAGATAAGCATGCCAGTCTTCGTTGATGTTTCCTGCGGTTGCAGGGACAGCGAACTGACGCAAGCGAGCTTGCACGGCTTCTTCACGAGATGGCATGGTTTCTCCTTAAGTGGAAGGAGCTTCCGCGATCAGTGCGGCAAGTCCGGGGGATTGAGGGGCGTAGGCAGTTGCCCATTCCTGAGCACTTGCCGACTTCCCGGGAAGTGCCACGACGAAGTTCTGCTGGACATTCAGATTCTGTTGACGAGCACCATAGCCGAGGGCTTTCCCGGCCAACTCCAGGGCCTTCAATGCCGTGTCGGGGTTCTTCGTAACCGCCAGTTTTTCCGTCAGGATATCCAGGCTCTGGTCGGCAAGTGCCCGGAACTTTTCATCCAAGCTAAAGGCAATCGCCGGGTCAACCAAGTCCCGTTTCCGCTCAGCCAATCGCGCAAGAAAGGCATCCGAGTTCATCACCCGGCTCACCCAGGCTTGCGTGTACCCGAACATCGCCGCCAGCTGCCCTTGGGAGACTGCCGGATTGCTGATCATCTGATCGATCATCGCATCGTGGGAGTACTTCACCCGAGCGATGGCATTCGCAGCCGATTCCGTCCCCTCCAGCGGGGCGCTTTGCGGTCGCAAGTAGGGCGAATTGGGCAGTGGGAAAGTGGTGGTCATTGAGGGTCTCCTGCAATCGAGGCAGATTAGCAGAATTCCCGGGAATGTCAAGCCCTGGGCACTCAAACACCCACAGATTACCAAAAGTTAATCCCCCGGATTTTCTGCCGGGAGTCCCGAACCGCGACCGGGTGAAGCTAAGCAGAACCCCCACAAATAACTATCCTCAGTAGCAGTAGCAGGAACCTGCAAGGGGTTGGAAAATGGCAGTGGCGTGTGGAGGTGTAATGTGCGTAAACACCCGCGATCGCGACCCCCGGCCAGCCGCTAATGACCCCCCCCGGTCCTAGTCAGGGAGGGATAGAAAAAATCAATGGGCCTGGGGGAATTGATAAAAATGATTATGTTGACGGGATGGAGGTTCGTGCTATAGTTCAATCACCGGGGCGATGTTGCACCGGCAACCATTACACGATGAGGTAATTGATATGACAAACGAAACACGTACACCAGCCATTGATGCAACTACTGTAGTCGGGGACGGCACGCGCACTACGGAAGTCAGTAGCGGGTATGTGCACCTAGCATTCGGCAACGGGAAAACGTTGACTATCAGCACAACGGACATCAACCGTGACATTGCGGCCCAAGCTTTGCTGCACGGACTGAAGCAAAAACTGGTTGACGCGGCAGCTATTTCCCGCAACCCTGACACGGGGCGGAGCGCAACCATTGATGACAAATACAATGCCGTACGGGAAGTCTATGATCGTTTGTTGTCTGGCCAATGGAACAAGGGCCGTGCCGAGGGTTCCACCGGGGCCAGGGGCTATTTGTTCCGTGCATTGTGCATCCTGTATGCTACAAAAACCCCGGAGGCCATTCGGGAATTTTTGGCCAAAAAATCCAAGTTGGAGCAGGCGGCATTGCGGGCGGCACCAAAGATCAAGGCCATTATTGACGACCTGAAGCTGGCTGACGCCGAAAATGGCGATGATGATGGATTGGACACCGACGCCATGCTGGATGAACTGAACTAACCCGGATTGGAGACTACCATGCTACCTCGCGGACGTACTGCACAATATACTCCAATCCGCCTCTCATCCGGGGAGCTGGCTATTCGCCAGCCGACAATAAACGGATGGGAAACCTCATATAACCCCGATGTGAATAGCTGGTGCATCCATGCTCCGGACGGCCGGGTCATCCGTCGGTTTAGTATTACTACCCCATCGGGCTGGCGTAATGTAGTAGATTTTTGCAAGCGTACACCGCCGATGCATGATTGTCACTAATCACAAAGCCGATAGATTTTCCCTATCGGCTACTACCAGCCCCCGGCATTGTCCGGGGGTTTTTACTTGGGGCCGGGAAACGTCCGGGGGTTATGCCGGGGTAATCCGGGGGTGATTGGATGCCGTGGAATCACCGGGGGACCGGCCCAAAAAATCCCCGGCAATGGGCCAAATCGGGCCGTGGCGCGTTCAAAATCCCAACATGGTAGGGTAGTACCATCCCCCGCCGAAAACCCCGCCATGGCCCGTTAAATTGTTTCCCGCGAGTTCGCCCGGTTGCGTGGGGGTTGCCTGCCGGTTGCGTGCGGGTTTGGCATTGTTTCATGTGTAACCATCACCACCACTTACCCTCTCACCCCCCCCCGATAGCCTATCCCTATCAGATTTTTTTTTTAAACGGGAGAAGGCTATCGTGATAAGGAAGGGTAAGTGTAGTGGTGATGAATACACATGGAACAATGGTGAACTCGCATAGAACTACCATGCAACTCCCATGAAACATCTTGAACAATTACAATTGACAACTGGCACCAACTAATGACAATGGGATTTGTCCGGGGGATTATTGGATGATAATCCATGGGACTTTCCCCTTAGCTTCACCCGGCCACAATCCGCAACTGGAGTACCTATGGCAACCACCACTAATGAAGATTACAAGCTAATGCACGCACTATGGCGGAAGGCACTGGCTACTGGAAAAGACGGCATCACCATTCCATGCGGCAGCCAGGCTACGGCAACCCGGCTGCGCTTTGCATTGTACGCGAGCGTTCGCGTCTTTCGCAAGGGCATGGCCATTCCCGACCAGCAACTGGCAGATGCCATTTCGGGCATTGCGATTGGCTTTTCCCCGGACAAGTGCAGCATCACGATGAAGCCGAAGCTGGAGCAAGGGATCATGCCAATGCTGCTGGATCTTGTTGGCAAAGATGCACTGAAGGGAGTGGATGAGCTGGCTGCACAGGAAGCAGGGCAGGCATTCGCGGACCGGATGCTGAAGGAACTGGCTTCACCCGGCAACGATTCACACGAGCCCGGCTCCGGCGCGGCAACACCATACTACACCCGGAGCTGATCATGCCAACCACACGACCCTATCCAGTGGAACACTACCCAAAGAGCTTTTTTGAGGCACTGAAGAAAGCGGCGAGGGAAAAGGACATTTGGCACACTGCTGCGACGGCACCGACCAGCAAGGAAGCAGCCAGCCTACACCGGAAACTCCAGGCAATGCTAAGGGGATTTCAGGTCTTCCAAGGGCAAGATCGACTGGTGGAGGAGCTGGTCGCGCAGGGGAGGTTCCAGGTACGCAAGCGCTGGGATTGGAAGGTACAGATGGTGTTTTTGGAAGTCTGTACGATCATGCGACCATCAGAAGCGGCTGCAGCCTTTTTCGAGCAGCTCAAACGAAATCAGGAAAGTAGTTGATTTAGGGGGTTGACAGCTCGATGGGGGTCAGCCATTATCCATTCACCGCAACGCAACGAGGCACACCGGCAAGCACCTTAGCGTTAGCGGTCCACTCAAATGCCTGCCAACTTTGGAGAATTGAAAATGGCAAAAGCTGAAACTCAAATCGAAACCGTCACGATGGAAGACGGCCGTGTGGTTGACTTCCCCGGCAAGCGCAAGCTGCAAAAATCGACCACCATCATGCCTGAAGGCAAGGTGCAAGTTCGCCTGGACTTCCGCAATGGCCAGACCCGTCTGTTCACCATCCCCGACAATCTGCTGAACAAGTTCGCCGCTCATGGCGCTGAGCAGAAGCTTGGCGATGAGATCGCCGGCCTGGATGACATGGAAGACGCTGTGCTGGCCGTGGATGATCTGATTGATCGTCTGTACAATGGCGAATGGGGCGTGCGGAAGGAATCTTCCGGCATGGCAGGTACCTCGGTGCTGGCCAAGGCCCTGATCGAGCTGACCGGCAAGGCCCCGGACCAGATCCGCGAGTTCCTGAAGGCCAAGACCCAAGCGGAAAAGGTTGCCCTGCGCAATTCCGCCCGGATCAAGCCCATCGTGGAGCGCTTGGAAGCGGAAAAGGCCTCCAAGGGTACCAAGGTCGACACCGATGCCCTGCTCGGCGAACTGGCCTAATTGCTAGTCGCTGACAGCAGCCCCCAGGTGGCGTAGTAGCCTGGACGAAGTCCCCATGCAGTTCGGTGGTCCCCGGCTGCATGGGGATTAGTACTTTGGGGATCGGGGATAGGACTTGGTTGACACCCGCGGATTATTCCGTCATAATACATGGGTGAAATGGCATGGCGCTGTTTCCAAGTAACCTAAAGGGGACCAACCCATGACAATCCAAGTAGCCAGCACCCGCTTCGCATCTAGCAAGCAAGCTCTCGAAACCGCACTCAACACTTCTCCCGACCATGTGCGCTTTGATGATCCCAGCATCTTCCCCGGCTCCCGCGGCCACTTCGACGCAACCACGATCCAGGTCGGGGAGAAGTTCGCGGTCGTGATGGACCCGCAGACTCGCAGCCGCTTCGCCACAGTGCAGCGCAAGCTGAACGGCCAGTTCAAGGTCAGCTGACGATCCAGACTGCAGGGGGCTGGCACCAGCCTCTTGTGGCCTGCACCGTCGCAGGGACCAAGTAAATGGGGACCACCATGACACAGCAAGTTGACGACTTTGTCGATCAAGAAACTGATGATGATTTTGCGGAACTGGATCAGCTCCTGAACCCAAAGCCACAGCCCGATGCAGAAGATCCCGAGGAAGGGATTGACGAGCTGGAAGACCTGCTCGCAGGTGCGATGGAAGAGCGCAGGGTTGCGGATCAAGTCAAGGCAGCTCGGGCCAAGGCCAAGTCGGGCTTCCAGCTTGGCAAGGATGATCTGGAGCGCATCCGCCGCTGGGAACTGGAACGCGAGTGGCTGCCAGTTGCGAATACAGTGTTCTTCCGCCGAAGCGAATGTGCTTGCGGATTCCACAGCACCGTTTTCGAAGCCCTCATGCTCGAGCAACGGCATCGCCATAGCCAGTTCGCCAATCGCTGGACGAAGGCCGAAACCAGTCAAGCAAACCTCCCCAACAAATCAGTCATCCGCCGCGAATACGTGCCAATGTGCCAGCGTTGCTGCACCGGCAAGGGATTCCAGCTCGCCGGTGCCCAGCAATGGGAGGTTTGAACATGGACCGCATCAGGCATCCCCCGAGCCGGAAGCTCATGACATTCTGGTTCATTGCAATTATAGGGCTTTGGATGCTGGCAAGCACCAGTGACTATCAAGAAGCCCGGAAAATGGAGTGTGCAAATCGCAGCACAGTCAAATTCAACGTAACATGGGACGAAAGTTCCGACACCTGCAAAAAGGAGAGACGCAATGGCACTACAGCAGCGAATCGCTGAGCGCTTTATGGTCATGAAGAAAAAGCTGCCCTGGGAAGAGGAAGGCAAGTCGAGTACAGTGCAGCGACTGTGGAACTTGTGCAAAAACTTCGCAGCGAAGGAAGGTACATAAAAACAATAGCTTTGAGTGCGGGCGTAAGCTCGGCAACCGTTCGTAAAATCTTAAATGGAGTTAACTATGGCACGACCCAAGAAAACAGATAGGCCCATTGAGAAGAATCTCAGCCTGCCGAGCAGCATCGTTGCGAGGGTGGAGCTGGAACTGTTCTCGGAACTGGAGGGCCGGGTTCCCTTCGGGGCTTGGCAGAAGTATATCGTCGGCTTGATTGAAGCAGATCTTGCAAAAAAGGAAGGAGCAAACCGTGGATGAGATTGATCAACTGGAGGACCGTCATGCGCAGGAAGTGGAATTCGCTCGCCGGGATGCCGAAGCTCGGGAAGCCAACAAGCTTGCCCAAGCTCCAAAGGAGTTCTGCGAAGATTGCGACGACCCGCTCCCGGCTCTTCGCCAGCAGATGCGCTGCACTCGCTGTGTCGATTGCCAGGACTTGGCGGAGCGTCGTTCGAGGCTACTGAAAAGGGGATTGTGATGAGCACGAAACTTACATTGATCTGGCTGGGAGTTGAAGTAACCGTCACCGGGGACTACTCGCCAATGAAGCCTGGAAAATTCACCGGGCCTCCAGAAGCTTGCTACCCGGACGAACCGGCTGAATTCGACATTGAAGATGTGCAGGTGGCAGGGGAAAGCATCGTCGAAATGCTGATGTGCCTGCAGCTGCCTTCCAGTCCCTTCCGCAGGACTTCCCGCATGGCCTTGGATGACTTGGCAGAGGACTGCATTACCAAACTGGAAGAGGAGGCCGCAGATGACCCGGATTTGCCTGACTGACCAGAACCTTCGAAGCCTGCTTGACAAGGCCTATTTGGAAGGTTTCCTTCGCTCCGGGGAAGGTTGCAACGGGGAATACCCCTTCAACCGCGATCCGGTCGGGGTGCTGGCAAGTTCCGGCTTCTGCTACCACCGAAACCAGGCAGTCCGAGAACTTCTCACCATTGCGAGCACTTATGCAAACCCCGGCAGCTGCCGCACATGCAGTAACCGGGGGCGGGTGAACGGGCTCAGCCAAGAATCATTCTGCGATAGCTGCGTTTATCAAGAGAGCTGGAGAAAGAATCACTATCATGCAGACCCCTCGGCAAAGTCTAATTGAAACCCTCGCAGGAACGGCGGCCGGCTTTGCCATCGCCCTCCTCGCGCAGATCTTCATCACTGAACTCTATGGGATCAAGAGTACCTTTCAACAAGACCTTTTCATCACCATCTTCTTCACCGGCATCTCCATCATCAGGGGATACATGGTGCGCAGGTTTTTTAACTGGCTCTGGAATCCGAGCCGCAACTACTAGAAAGGCCCATCATGGCTGAACTCAACATCGGGCAAACCCTTGCCCTTGAAGCAATTAGCAGTTTCCTGAAAGGAAGCTCGCAATTCTTCCTCCTGTCGGGAAGTGCCGGGACCGGGAAGACCTTCTGCATCCGGGAGCTGATCAACGTCACCAAAGGCCGTTTCGTCTTCACCGCTCCCACGAATAAGGCGACCAAGGTTCTCCGCGAATCCGTCACCAGTGACGACTACAAGCCCGAATGCCGGACCATCTATTCGCTGCTGGGGTTGCGCCTGGAAGCCAATGGGGAAGTCAAGGAACTTAAAGCCCCGGAAGACCCTCTTGATTTGTCCCAGTTCAAAGCCGTCATCGTAGATGAGGCCTCGATGGTGAATCAGGTACTGTTCCAGCACATCCGAGAAACTGCCGAACGAGACCGCATCAAGTTCATCTTCCTTGGCGACCCGGCACAGCTGCCCCCGGTTAAGGAAATCCGCTCCCCGGTGTGGGGGATTGCTGACAACATCGCCCTGACCAAGGTCATGCGCCATGACAATCAGATCCTTCAGTTCGCAACCCAACTCCGCGACCTCGTGGATAAGCCCTTTGCCAAACCCACCATCTACGGCTGGGGGCATGATGACCATCAAGGCGTATGGGATTTGAAGGGCAAGGCCTTCGAAGCCAAAATCTACGACCAAGCCATGGAAGGTCGCTTCTCCAAGCCCAACGGCAGCAAAGTCGTGGCTTGGCGGAATGTTGAGGTTGATCGCTTTAATCGGCTGATCCGCGGGGTTATCTATCCCGGTGCGGAGTCCCCCTGGCTCGTCGGCGACCGAGTGCTCTTCACCAGCCCTGCCAAGGACCTCGATGATGAACCAATGGCCAGCACGGATGATGAGGGGGAGATCACCCGAGTAGATACTGAATACCATGCCCTGTATGGTGACATGAAGATCTTCCGCATCGCCATTACCCTCGACGACAATCGCCCTGTCATTGCGAGGGTTTTGCACCCGGACAGCCAGGCTGACTACGCCCGGAAATCGGAGGAACTCGCCCAAATCGCTCGCGAAAATCCCCGCAAGTGGAAGGACTTTTGGAGCTTCAAAGATTCCTTCCATCAGCTCCGCTACGCCTATGCCATTACCAGCCACCGTGCGCAAGGCTCCACCTACGACACCACCTTCGTCTACTGGCAGGACATTCTCCAGAACCCCAATCGGCCCGAGGCATTCCGCTGCCTATATGTAGCCATCACCCGATCGAAGAGAGCATTGATTCTCAGCTGATCTTGATTGACACCGGGGGATTAAACCGCCATAATACCCCGGTAATAACCCCCATCCACTAGGAGCTACTTATGCACTATCCTCCCTTCAAGAAAACCAAGCTCGCTGCTCGCATCGAGTTCATCTGCCGCTTCTGGGGTCACCCGGCCATTTCCGCACCTATTCAGGAGCATAATGATGGTCGCTGATACCGCAACACAATTGAAAGTCCTTGAATGGCGCCAAAAGGCCCGCGAAGGTACCTTGTCCATGGAGGAAACGCGGGAAGCAATCAAGTTCCTCCGCGCAGGTCGTGCGATGACAGCCCCGGCAACTGGCGGAAGCAAAACCCGCAAGGCCGCAGCCTCCGCCAAGCCCAACGGGGATGATCTGCTGAGCGAACTCGAAGGCTTGTGAGCTTAGCTGCCGAGGGGATTCTACGAGTCCCCTTCCAGCTACGTTCCTGTAGCGTTAACACAGGAGAATTGAAGATGAGTAAAATCATCCTTGAAAAAGCCGTTTGGGTTCCTAACCCAAGCCATCTGCAGCAACTCGACGTCACGGACCCCGAGTCTGTGGACTGCAACACCAGCTTGACCGATGCCGAGCTGGATATGACTGACTGTGGTTGGGTCCGTGTCGGCAGTGCCACTGTCATCTATGACAAGTTCAAGGACCCTTCCGAGGTCGCCCCTGCCATGTGCAAGCAGATTGACGAAGCCATTGCCAAGATCGAGGCCACTACCTTTGACAAGGTAATGGAACTCAAGTCCCAGAAAAGCAAGCTCCTCGCATTGGAGGCACCCAGCCATGACTAATCGTCCCATGTTCCCGCACACCTTCGACAGCACCATGCTTTCCGCATTTGTCAGCTGCCCCCAAAAGATGTTCCGCACCTATGTGGAGCACTGGAAACCGAAGTCCGAGTCCGTCCACCTCGTCGCGGGTGGGGCCTTCGCCAAGGGTATTGAAGTCGCCCGCAAGTGCTTCTACGAGCAAGGCATGAGCAGTGAGGATGCAATTGCCAGTGGCCTCCATGCCCTGCTAGTCGCCTATGGTGACTTCGAGCACCCGGAAGATTCCCCCAAGTCCGCAACCCGGATGGCTGGTGCGCTGGAGTTCTATTTCGACAACTATCCCTTGAACCACAACCCGGACAGTGCCCAGCCGATCCGCTTCCCCGACGGCAGGCTCGCAATCGAGTTCTCTTTCGCCGAACCCTTGGACATTGTCCATCCAGTCACCGGCAACCCAATCCTCTACACCGGCCGGGCTGACATGATTGCCGAGTTCTGCGGAGGCATCTATTGTGTGGACGAGAAGACCACTTCCAGCCTCGGTGCCAGCTGGGGCAAGCAGTGGGAAATGCGCCCGCAGTTCACCGGGTATCAATGGGCTGCCAATCGCGCAGGGATCAATGTCCAAGGAACTTTGGTCCGGGGCGTCAGTATCCTGAAGACCAAGTACGACCACCTCCAGCACGTCACCTATCGCAGCCAATACGAAGTCGATCGTTGGTATGCCCAGGTGCTCCGCAACGTCGCTTCCGCAATCGAAATGTGGAAGGCCGGGTATTGGGACTACGCCATGGGCGGAGCTTGTGCCGAGTACGGCGGCTGCTCCATGGTCAGTGTCTGCAAGTCCAACGACCCGGAAGCCTGGCTGCCGATGTATTTCGAGAAGCGGGTTTGGGACCCTCTGGCTCGCAAGGAAATGACAGTCCCTGAATGGGAAGCCTCATGGGGGCATGACAGTGCCAGCCCTGTACTTCCTCGGGAATAAGCTACTCGGCCAATCCTCCCAGCTATCCCGTTGGGAGGACCATAAGGTCAACCACACCAACATGGCTTTCTTCTGCCCCAAGTGTGGGGAAGTTTGGGGGAGAATCATGGATGAACGGGTTGCTGGCTGGTTTGCAGTCACTTCCCTTTGCGCCAAGCACAACGGAGGGAGCTTCATTGCCCCCTGGAGATCATCGTTTGAGGAACTGCCGCCGGAGGTTCTTCGCTACGAATTGCAAACCCGGCTGGATCAATTTGAAAGGTCTGAAAATGGCAACCAAGTCAACACGGGCTAAGCCCTTTGAAACATCTGCTGCTGAAACACATCAGCAGGAAGCTCAGCGTACTGGCGACGCCTTTCTGGTGCTTGCTAGCGGATTCACTGCAGCCATCACCACTCATGCCAAGCTGATCGCCAGCTGGAACGCCCGTCAAGGCTTCTGGGAATGTGACAACACCGGCGAAAAGATTGCCTTGATGCACAGCGAACTCTCCGAAGCCCTCGAAGCCGATCGCAAGGGCTTGACCAGTGACCACATCCCTGAGTTCTCCGGGATTGAAGAGGAACTGGCTGACTGCATGATCCGCATCTTGGATTTCGCAGGTCACCACGACCTTCGCCTTGCTGAAGCCTTCACCGCGAAGCTCCAGTACAATTTGACTCGTCCCTACAAGCACGGAAAGGCTTACTGATCATGCTCACCACCATTATCTTCTGGCTAGTGGTGGTTCGTTTAGCCCTCTGGCTCATCGAGCTATTCACCGACCTTTAACCTCCAGTAACAATGAGTACTATCATGAGTAATGCAACTGATCTCAGCAAAACCGCCAATTCCTCCCTCCCCGGCTTCAACGTGATGTTGATGGGACCTGCCGGCAGCGGCAAAACCCATGCCCTCGGCACCCTCGTCGACTCCGGTGTGGAAGTATTCTACCTCGCATTGGAGCCTGGCCTCGAGTCGCTCTTGGGCTACTGGACCGACAAGGGCAAACCCGTCCCTGCCAACCTCCATTGGCACACCCTCAAAGCCCCGGACACCAGCTTCACCGATATGCTGGACACGGCTTCCAAGATTAACCAATTCAACTTGGAAATGCTGGCCAAGATGAGCGACCCCAATCGCTCCCGCTACAATCAGTTCATGGAACTTTTCAAAGTCCTCAACGATTTCGAGGATCAGCGGACCAAGCAAAAGTTCGGGGCGGTTAACAGCTGGGACAAGTCCCGGTGCCTTGTCATCGACTCCCTCACTGGCCTGAACAATGCCGCTCTGAGCTTGGTCGTTGGTGGCAAGCCCGTACGCTCGCAAAGCGATTGGGGCATTGCCCAACAGCAACTGGAAGCCCTGCTCCGCAAACTCTGCGAAGGCTGCAGCTGCCATTTCGTCCTGCTGGCCCACGTCGAGCGCGAAACCGACTTGGTCCTCGGCGGGGTTAAGCTAATGGCAAGCACCTTGGGCAAAGCCTTGGCTCCGAAAATCCCGGCTATGTTCAGTGATGTCATCCTGACCGTCCGCCAAGGTGACAAGTGGACATGGGACACCAGCTCCGCCATGGCTGACCTGAAAACCCGTAACCTTCCCATCAAGGCTGACATTCCCCCCAGCTTCCAACAAATCGTCACCAAGTGGCAATCCCGTGCCGCAAGTGCTTCATAATCCCTATTGACACCTGGGGGTCATTGTCCGATGATTGAATTTCCGGCGCATAGCGAGTCGCCACTGCTTGCACCGCGTCGGTTTCCTCAGTGGCACTTTCCTTTAACCTTTTGGAGCATCTAAAATGTCCATGTTTGACCCCAACCAGTTCCTCGATATGCAAACCACTGAATCGAACGACACCAAAGTCGTGCCGGTTCCTGTGGGCGAGTACCTCGCAATGGTTTCCGAAGTCAAGGCTCGTTCCTGGACTTCCAAGTCCGACCCCACCAAGTCCGGCATCGCCCTGGACCTGCAGTGGGAGATTGAAGATGCCAACGTCAAGTCCCTCTTGGGCCGCGACAAGGTCACCGTCAAGCAGGGCATCATGCTCGACATGACCGAGTCCGGTGGTCTGGACATGGGCAAGGGCAAGAACGTGGGCTTGGGTCGTGTGCGTGAAGCCACTGGCCTGAACACCCCCGGAGCGCCCTTCGCAGCTTCCATGTTGACAGGCCGTATGGCTAAGGTTACTGTCAAGCACCGCGTCGATGGTGACACGATCTATGCTGAAGTTGGTGGTGTGGCTAAGGCCTAATTTCCGCCTGGGTCTTCGGACCCGCTAAAGCGTAGGGGATTCTTCGGAGTCCCCTTCCCTTTAGCACCTGTCGGCAGTTGTCAGTTGCCCTCCCGCTTTTCCTCCCTGAGCGGGCTTTCGCCGACAGGTCTTTTTATTCGCCGTACTTGCCCGAGGTAATTACCCGTGCTGTTCAAGTTAATTGGGATAATCCCCCCGGAAAATGGCCGTTTTAGGCCGTTTTTTGTGCGTGGGGTATGCTATCCCCATCCCCCGAATTTTGACGCGATCCCGGCCCTATTCCGGCCGGGGATTGCCCATTCTCGCGCCCGTTTTTTCCACCACTAAACCCATCAAGGAGTTTTCCCCATGCGATACGCAAGTGCTTCAAAAATTGTCATCCTGCCCAATCGACAGCGCCAGGAATTTGACCCCGATGCTATGCAGGAATTGGCTGATTCCATCGAAGCTCAAGGCCTCATGCACCCTCCAGTCATGCGGATTCAAGGGGATGATCTGGTCCTTGTCGCCGGGGAGCGCCGGTTGAAGACCATCCTTCAGTTGCATGAACTCGGTATCCGTTTCAAGTGCGATGGCGAAGTCGTGCCGGAAGATTTGGTCCCTTATACCATGCTTGGGGAGTTGTCGGAGCTGGAAGCCGAGGAAGCTGAACTCGACGAGAACCTCAAGCGCAAAGACTTGACATGGCAAGAGCACGCGGCGGCGACAGCCAGGCTGCACGCGTTGCGGCAAAAGCAACACCCTCGAGTTATTACTATGGCGTCAGACTCCGATCCTGATTTGAACAAGTCATTTGTAAGCGGCAGCACCCACACCATTGCCGATACTGCCAAGGAATTGCTGGGCCGTTCCGACGGCGCCTACCAAGACCAAATCCGCAAGGAAGTCATCGTTGCCAAGTACCTCGACAACCCCATCGTAGCCAAGGCCAAATCCGCTGACGAAGCCTTCAAGCTCCTCAAGCGCGAGGAAGCCGCGAAGAAGAACCGGGAATTGGCGCTGGAAGTCGGCAAGACTTTCAATGCTGACCTGCACGCCCTGTTCAATCGTGACTGCCTGGGCTTCATGGCGGAAGTTGCTGCTGGCCCGGAAGATCAAAAGTTCGATGTTATCCTCACCGATCCGCCTTATGGCATGGGGGCGCAGGACTTCGGGAATAGTGCCGGTAAGTTCACCGGAATCGAGCACCACTATGATGACAGCTATGAGTCTTGGAAAAAGCTCATGGACGGACCTTCTGGCTGGTGCAACCTCAGCTATCAAGTCTGCAAACCCCAAGCCCATGCTTACGTGTTCTGTGATGTTGATCGCTTTGGCGAGCTGAAGGCGATGATGCAATCCGCTGGCTGGTATGTGTTCCGCACCCCACTGATCAGCGTCAAGACCAATTCCGGTCGCGTTCCCCTGCCTGAACTCGGCCCCCGCCGACAGTATGAAATCCTCTTGTACGCCATCAAGGGCAAAAAGCCTACAACCCACATCTACCCTGATGTTATCACCAGCAATGCCGACGAAAACCTTTCCCACGGAGCCCAGAAACCAGTGGCTCTTTATCAAAACCTCCTGCAACGAAGCGTCAAACCGGGTGATCGTGTTGCCGACTTCTTCGCCGGTTCCGGAACCATCTTCGAAGCAGCACAGCTCTTCCAGTGCTATGCAACGGGCACAGAGGTCAATCCTGAATACTACGGAATGTGCCTGGCTCGGATCGCCCGACTAAAAGCCACCGAACAACCTTCCCTGCTCGCAGGTCTGGAGTAACTGATGCAAATCCGCCCAACCGGTCCGGCACCAGCCCGGATCATGATTGTAGGGGAAGCACCTGGGGATCAAGAAGTCCGAGAGGGTGCTCCCTTTGTCGGTAGCTCCGGCATGGAACTCAGTAAGATGCTCCAAGAAGCCGGAATCATGCGCAGCCAATGCTTCTTAACCAATGTCATCCGGGTCAAACCTCCTGGCGGTGACGTCAACGTGTTCTTTTCCCAGAAGAAATCCGACGTCACCCCTCAGCACATGAGTGTCCGGGACAAGATGGTACTCCAGCCCGTCACAGACGGGATTGCTTTGTTGAAGCAAGAGATCGACCTCGTTCAGCCAAATGTCATCATCGCCCTCGGCAACGTGGCGATGTGGGCACTTACGGGCAAGTGGGGCATCACTTCCTGGCGGGGATCGCAACTCGAATGCGACCTTCCTCACAACGTCGGCAGGCCGGTTAAGGTCCTTGCCGCTTACTCCCCGACTATGATTCTCCGGCAGTGGAATTGGCGTCAGATCATGGTACATGACTTGAAGCGGGCTGCGAGGGAATCCCACTCCCCGGCCATTTCGCGCCCGGATTATCGGTTTTTAATCCGTCCGAGTTTCGATCAGGCCCGCTCCTACCTCCAAGTCCTTCTTGAACTCGTCCGAGGCAAGCCGACCCCCCTGGCTGTCGACATTGAAACCCGTGCCGGGCATATTGCTTGTATCGGGATCGGCTGGTCGAAGTCCGAAGCCCTGTGCATCCCCTTGATGTGCGCTGAGCGGACCATCGGCTATTGGGAAGAGGAAGAAGAAGCCCAGCTGATGTACCTCATGTACCAGCTCCTAACCCATCCCAATTGCCAGGTCCTCGGGCAGAACTTCTCCTACGATGCACAGTACTTTTTCCGCCATCTGATGTTCGTACCGAACCTCGCCCGAGACACTATGCTGGCCCAGCACGTCTGCTTTTCCAATATGCAAAAGGGCCTGGATTTCCTTTCCTCCATGTACTGTGAGCACCACACCTATTGGAAGGACGACGGCAAGACTTGGGATGCCAACACCGGCGAGGATCAGCTGTGGTACTACAATTGCGAGGATTGCGTTAAGACCTTTGAAGTCGACATTGTCGAGCAGCAGAACGTCGATGCGATGGGACTCCGTAAAGTCCATGACTTCCAGCAAGCCCTCTTCTGGCCAGTCCTTCGGACCATGAACAAGGGCCTTCGTGTCGATACTTCCCGCCGCGATGCCTTTGCCATGGAGCTGATGGATGAAATCGCCAAGCGAGAGCAGTGGCTGATTGACCTCCTTGGCTTCCCCGTCAACATCAAATCCTCCCCTCAAATGAAGGAGCTATTCTATGGAGTCCTCCAGCAAAAACCCGTTGTTGACCGGAAAACAGGTTCCATCACAACAAATGATGAAGCTCTTGGTAAGATTGCTGATCGAGAACCAATACTACGCCCCCTCGTTAAGAAAGTTCAAGAGCTGCGTAGTCTTGGAGTGTTCCTCTCTACCTTCATCCGAGCACCTCTTGACTCTGACGGACGAATGCGTTGCAGCTTTAACATTGCAGGGACAGAGACCTATCGGTTCAGTTCGAAAGAGAACGCATTTGGCACCGGGCTCAATCTTCAAAATATACCGAAAGGAGGAGGGGGAGACGGGCTGGAACTTCCAAACGTTCGCTCTCTCTTTATTCCAGACCCCGGAAAGACATTCTTCGACATCGACCTTTCTTCAGCTGACCTACGAATCGTCGTTTGGGAGTCTGACGAGCCGGAAATGAAGGCCATGCTCCGTGCTGGCGCTGACCCCTATACGGAAATTGCCAAGGAGTTCTACAATGACCCAACGATCACGAAAAAGGACCCTCGCCGTCAGACGTTCAAGAGCTTTGCTCATGGAACGAACTATCTGGGAACTGCTAAGGGATTGGCGGAGCGGCTCGGTCTTTCAATCAGTGCTGCCGAAAAGACCCAAAAATGGTACTTTGAACGCTTCCCTCGAATCAAAAAGTGGCAGGACGATCTTAAGGATCAAGTTCTCAAACGGCGAATGGTGCAAAATATCTTCGGCTACCGTTGCTACTTCTTCGACCGTATCGAGGGGACGATATTCAACCAAGCAGCTGCGTGGATACCTCAATCGACTGTTGCTTGCCTGATCAATCGCGCTTATGTTGCCATTGATCAGCAGTTGCCGGAAGTTGACATTCTGCTGCAAGTCCATGACAGCTTGGCTGGGCAATTCGATTCCATTGAAGGTGATGCAATGGTGCGGAAGATTGTGGAGCTTGCGGAAATTCCGCTTCCTTATGATGATCCGCTGGTCATCCCGGTCGGGGTTAAGACTTCAGCAGAAAGTTGGGGTGGATGTGAATGAGCCGCAAACACAGGGATTGGTTGGCAGCCTTTATGAAGTACGCCGAGTGCGGCGAGGCCCCAAAGCATATGTACTTCTGGGCCGGGGTTTCAGCGGTTGCTGGAGCCCTTCGCCGCAAGGTATGGATCGATCAGGCCTACTTCAAGTGGTATCCCAACTTCTACATCTGCCTAGTCGCGCCACCTGGGATCGTATCAAAGTCCACGACGGCTGGGGTGGCTATGAACTTACTGCGGAAAGTGCCTGGGATCAAGTTTGGGCCAGACGTAGTAACATGGCCCGCATTGGTGACTGCCTTCGCCGAATCAACCGAGGGCTTCGAACTCAATGGCATGATCTATCCTATGTCAGCAATGACACTGGAGTCATCCGAATTCGGAAATTTGCTAAACCCTCAAGACAAGGAAATGGTGGACCTGCTCGTAAGTTTGTGGGATGGAAAGCAAGGCACATTCGAGAAGAAAACCAAGCATTCCGGTCAAGATTCGGTCGAGAATCCTTGGATCAACTTAATCGCCTGCACCACCCCCGCCTGGATTGCAGGCAATTTTCCCGAGTACATGATCGGCGGCGGGTTCACTTCCCGAACTATCTTCGTCTACGCGGACGCCAAGGAGAAATTCGTTGCCTATCCCGGGCTGCGCGTACCTGCTAACCTTGAGCAAATGGCGGAGGAGCTTGTGGAAGATCTGACTTCAATTTCCATGCTTTGCGGGGAGATGAAACTAACCCCTGCGGCCGTGGCATGGGGCGAAGCCTGGTACACCAAGCACTATTCCGAGCGAGCGGCTAACCTCGACCCGGATCGGTTTGGGGGCTACATTGCCCGGAAGCAGACCCACATTCACAAGCTCGCAATGGTCCTGTCCGCGGCCCAAGGTGACACCCTGCTCATCACACCAGAGCACCTCGCCACTGCTCATGCAATGGTCACGGACTTGGAACCTGATATGCAGTTCGTGTTCAGCAAGATCGGCCGCAGTGACAGTTCCCTTCATGCCGAGCGCTTGATCCAATTCGTAACCAATCGCGGGGAAGTTCCCTTCCCTGAGGCCTATCGCTACGTTCATTCCCACTTCTCATCCATGAGGGACTTCGAAGACGTGCTTGCCGGGATCATCCGAGCTGGATTCCTGAAGATGATCCAGAAGAATGGGATGCCGGTCTTGCAACCTGGCATCCCCCTACCAACCGCAACAAACGGAGCTGTTCGTGTCTAAACCTAAAACTGTATCCCAGCTGGGTTGTCAGGCGTCACTTGCCCTTGAGGAGCTTGCTGCAGAAGCGGTGAATCAGGTGGCACAGGGATACCGCGACGCGCGGCTTCCTGTAGAATTAACTGACGCTGATCGACGGGTGCTTGCTGCTGGCCACCTGCTGCGCGCTGCCTTATCGCTTCGATCAGAGCCTGCCGTTGCATTGGATCAATACTGGCGGGCATCGCCTCAGCCGGAGCAGTTGGCCGCGCGTTTGGATCGAGGATTGTTGCACCTGTCCCCTGAGGCATTGCGTTTCGTAGCCAGTTTCCCGGCATTGCGGCAAGTTCCCCAAGGCGGTCCCTCACAGCTTCCAGGTAACTTGGAGCATATGGATTTTTCGGAGGCATGATGTATCCTTTCAAGTTAGTTCGTTCAACCGTTGCAATCCTGCTCATCTACTTCGGATGGGTTGGGGTTTGCGTTATCATCTTCCCTTGGATCGTCTATCAACATCTCCGAAGGGAACTGGGAGCATCAGCCTGGTCCGCTGGATTCCTGGCTTTTTGCTCGATTTGGGTAACTGGCTGGTTGATGGATCTGCTTATTTTCGGTCTACCCCATTGAGCTTTTCAAAAGTGCGCAGTCCACCAAGCCCCAGCATCCCCAGCAAAACGGGCATCATTTCGCTGACATCGGCAGTGGATAGGTTCAGCTGTTTCCCGTAAAGGGCAGCTCCGAAAAGTGCGATTTTCAGGAAGATCCAATTCCAAGCACAAGCCGCGCCGCAAACCCAACCAATGAAAGGACGCCAGCCGCTGACAAACACGCTCGTGGATTTGGCTTCTTCCTGGTTGATTGCTAGTTGCCCCGCAATGACTTGCAATTCCCCACTGGCCTGGAGTTTGGCGAGTTCCAGTTTGGCATTCGCCGCTTGCACCGGGTCCGGCCACAGTCGGTCGATGACTTTTCCTCCAATATCCAGGAGGGCGGAAACAGGATCGAGATTCATTGTCGTACCTTTCCAGCTTTGTACTCGGCTACACTGAAGCCAAGGGTGTCTTGCATATGCGGAAGATCCTTGAAGGTCTTGAAATCCCCACCCCATTCCAGGGCCAGCCCCCGGCCAACTGCCCCACACTTTCCATAGGCTTCTTTGTTGTTCCAATCAGGAAGCCCATCCTTCAAAGGGACAAAGTCAAAGGCAACCCCGTATTGATGGAAGCTATCTCCGCCTTTGGCATTCGTAACGATTTTCCCTGGCAAACTTCGCCCCTGCGCATACAAGGCATTCTGGGACTCCTCGTCCCGGAGAGTGCTGTAAATCAGCACGGGAATGCCGATAGCAGCACAACCTTTTTTAAAGGCTTCTGCTTTGGTCTGAGTCCGGGGGCGAAGCTTCCCCAAGTCGCGGGAATTAATCATTGCTTATCCGCCTTGCCGTCGAGTTTCGTTTCGATCCTGTCCAGCTTTGCAAACAAGGCCGCTCCGAGCTTATCCATGTCGTCGCGCTTGACATAGGTTCCTGCGACCAGCACCTCCACCGCCTGGACCTTTTCGGTCAAAGCTGTGTCGGCTTTCTGCAGATTTTCGATGTTGGTTTTCAGGCTGTTCAACACCCAGCCGCCAAGGGCCCCGACGAGGGTGATGGCGATATTGAAGAGCATTTGATATTCCGAGTTCATTGTTACTCCGCTGAAAATTTATCTTAGACGTGATCCCCGGAAGGGTCGTAAGGGTCAAGAAGGGGCTCGAACCAAAGGACAACTGAAAGGCGCCAACCGGTACTTTCTTTGTGGTGACGGGCAAGGCGGTCTGTGACGAGGACTTCCTTTGGCAACTCCCACATGACAACGGTCATCAAAGTCATATTGACGAAGGTGTCCAGCAGGTATCCGATCCACACGACTGGGTAGCCAAAGACCTTGGCGGTTTTGGAAAGTTGCCCGACTTCCTTTGCCCGTTTGAGGTTCATCACTGCCAGAAAGAAAATCCAAAGCAGGTACAAGCCCCAAAGAGGGGAAGTGACTAGCCACCAGTTCATGACAGGATCTCCGCAGCGCGGCCAGCAGCCAGCAGACCAGCCGCCTCACCGTCGTTAAGGCCCTTGATGACATCAGGATCGTCCTTGCTGACTTCCGTTGCCGAGTCCAGCAGGTGCATGAAGTCCTCCATAACAGGGCTCACCTTTGCAGCCTGACGGAATGCGATGCGCTCATCTTGCGTCAACAGGCGAAGGAACTCTATTTTTGTCAGAATGCGCCTTGCTGGTTCAGGCAGTTGGGCAACAGGAGGCGTAAACACACCGTTTGCATAAGCCCATCCTGGCCCCGCATCTTGACACTCTACCCAGTTAGTAGCAAGTGGCTCTTCAGCAAGAGCAACATTCGCCACAATTCCGTTTTCGATGATTGCGTATTTCATGGCAGTCCTTATGAGTAAAAGCGGAAGATGACGAAACCGTTGCCACCAGTTGGGCTTCCATTTCCAGCGCCAGCACCGCCGCCACCGTTTCCGCCAGCACCGCCAGCAGCCACAACGCCGTTTGAGCCGTTACCCAACATACCGCCGCCACCACCTCCGCCAGTTGTTCCCGCTGTCCCTCCGGTTCCTCCGGTCAAGCCCCACATGGACACGGATGCCATAGACCCACCTGCGCCTCCAGTTGGGCCAGCACCTCCGCCGCCACCAGAACCTCCTACGCAAGTAGTTCCAGTTCCACCTCCGCCTCCAGTACCACCAGCGCTGCCATTACAGCCGCCGCCACCGCCTATACCCATGCCTGCGCGACTTCCATTTGACGGAGATGATGCACCAACCAATAATGGGATTTCCGTCGAGTTGCTTGTGTACGAGTACGTTGTGGACTGCGTTGCAACATCCAATGCGGACCATATTAGGTTTCCAACATTAAACGGGACACCACCGGGAGCGCCTTTGCCTGATGTAGCACCACCACCGCCACCTCCGTACTTACCAGCAAGCCCACTAGCGGCTCCAGCAGCGCCACCACCGCCAACGGCTGCGTAAAGCATTCCACCGATTGATACCGTAGTGGTTCCTCCTGCTGTTGCGTCACCTACACCGGAATTTCCAGCACCACCAGCTCCAACAACGTAGGCAATTGTCTGACCCGCAACCGGAATGTTGTATATCTGACAGCCACCAAAGCCGCCGCCAGCCGAGTTGTTAGCACCACCACCGCCACCGCACAGCATCGCCTCGATGCGCTTGGTTCCAGAAGGGATTGCGATTGACCCGGACGAGGTTAACGTTGATGATTGGGTGTAGCCAGTAATCGTTGCGCCGCTAGACCCTGTGCTTTGTACAAAAGGATTATTAGCCATTATGCGTAGTCTCCACCGCCAACCATGCTCGGGATCAGAGCGCAGGCAGTACCACCGACTGCCGTTGCAAGGCCTACATATACGTTCCAGCCAGAGGGGATTGTCAACAATCCGAAGTCAAAGTCGGACGGTTGTACGACACCTGCAGTCTGACTCATCGCCGTAGCCGCAATCGTCACTTCCCCGATCAAGATATTGTTTGTGGCAGTTGTGTTTGCCCCGCCATTGTTAAGCCAAATTCGCGCCACGGTTGCGTTTGTGGTGCCACTGGCCTGTGCCCCGGCGGTGCTTCCAAAGCGCAGACGCAATTTCGGAAGCTGGCTCGCCGCATTCCCTGCGGTAAACACCTTCTGCATGGAGGTCCCAACAGCTTCCGTCCCGTCATAGGACTTCGCTGCCGTCATTGCGGTGGAAAGCGGACCGGGAACCAGTGACGCATTAACTTGCGTAGGCTGAGGGGCCTTGTTAAAAACTGCAATAGCTGCCATGAATGAAACTCCTTAAGCGTTGCCGCTGTTGATCCCGCCAAAGGCACTATAAACTGCCATGAAGCCAGCATAGTCCACATTGTCGGGGATTGTCAATGAAAAAGCGAACGAGGTCACCCAGGCCGTGGTTGCGATCTTGGTGGTGTTGTCGGATGCTGCTGGGGTCGGGGCAGTTGGTGTGCCGGTCAGAGCGGGGGAGGCCAACGGAGCGTAGCTCAGATTGACGAATTCCGTCGTGGCCAACTGAGTGGTTTGAGTGCCGGGGGCAGCAGTTGGAGCGACCGGGATTCCGGTGAAGGTCGGGGAAGCCTTCTTTGCAAACCAAGTATCAACCCAGCTGGTGTTTGCAGCTGCGGTTGAAGCATCCCCGCCGGCTGGTGTCGGGATCGTGACTGTTCCGGTGAAGGTCGGGTTGGCGATTGTCGGGCTGCTGAAAACCTGCCCATAATTAACCGCATCCGTAGCCGCACTACCATCCCCCACATTGGTGAGCTTAAAGCCGCCCATCGACCAATTTGCCGTAGCCGCGGCCTGGCCATCCCGCGTCATTACGCTGGACAGCCCAGTGAAAATGTCATTCATCGTGGCATTGAAATAACTCGCCAAGATGTAGGTGTTCGGCACCGCTGGGAAAGTCGGTGCACCGAGAGAGGTGAATGTTCCTACGCCATTGTAAGGCATGTTTTGCTCCTAGTTATTCCGGGGGATTATTCCCGGATAATCCGTCGGTGTTTCCGAATTGCGCTCCATAAGTGCTGAGAATCACTTGGGCCTTGCGGCTCATCGGGGGCACCCGGCCAAGCTCAATGAGCATTTTAGCCCCATCCGGTGATGTGAGGATAGTGTCCAGTGTACGAAGAGTTTGCCCAAAGGTGCTACGCTCGACTGCAGCCGCTGCCTTTGCATTTGGCAGGTACCCGCCAAGGCGAATCAAGTTGGCGGTGGCTGAAGTTCCCCCGAGCTGCCGCAGATCCGCCGGGGAAATTCCCCCCAAGCTGCCGCTCGGATGGTCCATCATCGCCTTTGTCATCATGCGGAGGTTTGCCAGGCCATTGACCATATCCTCGGGTTTTACCCCTTGAATCGCTGCCATTTCTGCAGTTGCGTCCTTCATCCCCTGCCAGCGTTTTCCATCAGCGAACAGCGATCCCCAGACATGTTCCGGGGTAACAGTTGGCAGGGACGAGCCCGCCCCTGAAGCCTGTTCCCCCTTTGCAATCTTGTCGGAAAGCCAGGTCTTGAAGGCCGACGCAAACACCTGAGGATCTTCCTGGGAGAGCTCCCTGGCAGCGGTACGGATACTGGAGGTTGCGGCATTCGGGTTGCTGCCCTCATTCATCAGCCCAGAGAACTTTGAAACCATCGCCTGGGTAGCAGGGTCATAACCAGCAGGCTGATTCAACCTCCCCAGCGGCCCCTGCTTCAGTGGGTTGATCTTTTCTTGAGTGATCTGCTGGAAACGTTGTTCCGCCGCCCGGAGTTCGGGGGATAGATTCTGCAGTTCCTGATTCAATGCTTTCGCAAGTCTCTTAATCTGCCCCTGCTCCATCGGGTAGGCAACTTTCAAAGGCTGTCCTTGCCAAGGTCCCCGGAGTTCGTTGATCCAGGTATCGGCATCGAGTGCTTTGACGGGGGAGCCGGTAACTGCCGCTTGCGCAGCATTGGCTTCTTGCAGGGCTCGTTGCGCCGCCACTCGCTCCGCTGGGGAAGTGGCAGCTTGCAGTTGCTGTCGAGCAGCTGCTGCCGCTGACGCTGCATCCCCGGTGTTACCCAGCAGCTTATTTGCGAACTCCCTGGCCCGCTGCTTCAGCATATCCGTGGCACCAGGGCGAGTGGCAAAATCATTCAAAATTGCCCCCAGCCGCGACCGAGTTTCCGGCGGCAGATCTCCTGCTTGTGCATAGAGATCTTGTACTTCGGCAGAGCGGGCTTGTTTGGCTTTTTCAAGGACTTGAGAAGCAGTCTGCTGAACAGCATTAGCCGCTTCCGGAGTGTCCCAAACCTTTCCAGGCAAACTCCCAATTGTCATATTGGTCTCTGCTGATAAGGTTTCAGGTTGGCTGCGAAGGGTGCGCTTCAGCTCTTCCCCCTGGCTGCGCCCTGCCAAGAAATCCCGCACCACAGAGAGATCCCCAGAATGCCCACTGGTCGCAGTCAAAGCCTGCGCTAAGTCGATACTCACCCCCCGCTGTGCGAGTTCATTTTTGTAAGCTTGTGCTGCCTGCAGTTGCGATGGGGTAAGGTCATTCATCAACTCCTGGGCCACGTTTGCACTTTGCGGGCGCGCACGAGTAGCCAGTGCCGTCCCAGTTCCTGCGACAGTCCCAGCAAGTGTTGACAAGCCTGCCTTCAGCAAAGGATTTTTGTTTTCGGGGTCGAGCTTATCCGCCGCAACTCCTCCAAGTCCTGCCCCGACGCCGGAAGCTGCGTTGATTGCGGCGGCTTCCCCGGAAACAGGAATCGGTCCGACTGCGAAAGCCCCTCCAACCCCCTGCAACGCACCTTTCCCCCAAGGGTTAAGTGTGGACTTTTTCCCAACTTCATCCCAATAAGATTCAGCAGAATCGGCAGCATCCGTCAAAGTGCGGGCCAGCCCATTGGTCCTGGGGGCTGCTACTGTGCCTGGAGTTTGTTTTCCTTCCTCATCTACCCCGCCGAAAGTATTAGCCAGCATCGCCCCTCCACGGGCAACCATAGCTGCAGTTTTCCCGAATCCGCTGATCAAGTCCCGGCCTGCAGATTCGAGGAAGCCTGCAGGCTTGGGGATTTCCTGGGCTTTTAGGAATTGCCCGCCCCCCTGCAACTTTTGACGAACTGCATTCAATACTTCCGGCGGAGCATCATCAGGAACATCCAGCATTCCCTGCTCTCCAAGATCAATTAGGGGCATTTTCAGCTCCTTTTAGGAATTCAGCCAAAGGAATCACCCGGCGACCATTAAGCATCCTCTGGGCGCCTGCAGCCGGAGTTTGCGGGGGCACTCCAGAGTAGCTCAATCGCCCGCCACTGCTCATACTAAAGCCCGGGCGGTCACTGATAGAGGCATCATAGCGAACTTGCGGGTATGGATGAACATCTGCTGCCCCTTCCAGCCCCTTAATCCGAGAAGCCCCTTGCCACTGATCAGTGGTGTTCATAATCGCATTATGCCCGGCAGCATAAGCTAAAGAAGCCACCCGCTGCAAAGACTCCGGAGTGAAGTTTACAGAGCCTAGGGATACTTGCCGCAAGAATTCAATATCCTTGTCAGAAAAACTACCTTTCATAGATTGCCCCATGGCAAGTGTATTTTTGGCAAGCTCCCCAGCAAGTGCTTGGGTTTTTGCTACACTGTCCCCCTCGTTAAAGCCTAGTTTTGCGCCAAGTGCTGCAATTCCGTTGACTGTATTTGCGGCAAATCCGGTACGAACTTGTGGGTCATCTAACAATTTGATCACCGCAGTAGCGGATTGAATCTGCTCCTGGGCGGCCATCGCCTGGCTTCGAGAGGTCTTCATTGCCTCCAAGGCATCCTGCTGAACTGCTGCTTGTCCTTTTGTGTCCAAATTGATAGTAGTTCCATTCCCTGTGCGGGGGAGCCATTCATTTGTCTGCTTGTTGCGCTGTCCTAGAACGGTTTGACCATTCATGTTACGAGGTTCATCAACCCAATCGGCTTTATTGTAAGTTCCCCCGGTGCGCTCATTTCCTTGCTTATCTGTGAAAACAAGTTGATTCCCGATGACGTGTGGGGTCCACTCGGCCCCCTTCCCCATCGTCGACATAGCTGCCTTACCCATTGCCTGCATTTCAGGCAGTTGCGAGGTCATTGCCCGCACCACAGCCTCCCGAGGATTTGCAGGGATTGCAGGGGTTGGTGGGCCATAGGCGCTGCCAGTGTCGCCATAAGGAGCCGGGGGCTGAGAAGGCTTGCCATTCATGCGATCGGTGAAGGCGGTCAATTCCGATTCTAAGGCCTGTCGCGCCCGCTGCCGATACGCCTGAGAATCTCGCTGATAAGCTTCAATTTGCTGCTGCCGGCCAGCCTCCAAATTTCGCCCAAACCATGCACCAGTCAGCTCCTTCAAGGACTGTCCGGGCATTGACTGCTGAGCCTGCAGTGCATCCACAATTGCCTTCCGGCGAAGTAGATCTTCCTGCTGCCCGTTTAGATCAAGTTCATTAAAGTCCATGATTCACCTACCACTTAAAGTCCCAGATTTTGCTTAGACCTTCGGCAGCACCAATGCCGCCCTGTATATCACTGATAACATTGCCATTATTCCCTGCCGCAGGCGTCCCTGCAGGGCGTGCGCTATCTGTGTAGTAATTGGCCTCATAGCGAGGATTGTTGGAATTCATAACCTGCGAAAGTGCCGCCAATTCGCTCAACGGCTCCCTTCGCATAAGTACCTGTTCGGCCAACTGCTGATTCCGCAGGTTGTTGTTGAACTCAGCTGCCTTGAAGCCGGTATTGACATTGAACTCTTTGGACTGCTGGTCCAATTGCAGCTTGAGTCGGTCCATGGCACCGGAAGCGGCGATACCCGCGGCCCCCAGCGTAGCTCCGGCTGCTGTCGAAGCGTTAGCCCGGGAGGTCGCATTATTCGCCATTGCAATATCCGCATCCTGGCCGAATTTACCCGTCGCCAAGGCTTGCTGGAATTGCTGGCCATTGAGACCTTGCAGCAACTTCGTTTGCCGGTCTTCCTCCTGACCGCCAGCAAGAACTGCCTGCATCCGAGCGTCAGTGAGCTTCTGGTTATGCAGCGTCATCTCCCGGTTGTAGGCATCAGTGCCAACCTCAATCCCACTGTTCAGCAACCGTGTGCGGAGTGCCTGCTCATCCTGCGCGAACTGCGGGTTCAAGCGACTCATCAATGCTTCCTCCACCCGCTGACGGGAGGTGTCGTCGATGGTCGAAGGAAGCTTTGTCGTTACTCCAGAGGTATCAAAGGTATCCCGTACCTTATAAGGATCGACTGCAGGAGCTGCAGGAGTGGCCGACTGACTAGAGCTTCCGTGGGAAATGCTTCCCCCGGCGGTACTAACCCCTCCACCGCCGCCTGGACGCCATGTTGGCCCGGTACTTGGTTGTGTGGATTGCTGGGTTCCGGCAGCAGCGACAGCTGTTCCATTCGGGTTTCCTGCACTTCCCAGCCAATCGTGGGTCATCAAGTTAGTAGCCCCTCCGCCAATGACATTCTGCCAAGCCGGAAGGCCACTGGTATCCAGCCCGGTACCGAGGTTACTTCCAACCCCAGAGGACAGCCCTAGGCGAGCCTTTTGCAGATTATCGTAAACCTGTTGGTTTTCAGGACTGAGCTTCGTGGTCTGTACTAACTGCCCATTAGGGCCGGTTCCAAAGGTAATGGAGCCATTCGGGCCAACTTGATCCGCACGATTGACGTTAATGTTGGAGTCACGAAAGTCAATTGCGCGCTGTGCCCCACGAGTTTCCGCATCCGCTGCCTGCGAAGCCGCCGAATTCCTGGCAGCATTCCCAGCTACAGCCGAAACCGCAGCAGCGGCTAGAGGTACCCATGACATACTACATAGCTCCTAGGTAAAAGGTCGTACAGTACTTGTGAGCAGTCGACCGGGTTGGTGAAAAGTCGGTGACATAAGGGAACCCACAATGCTGGGCCATGTCCGACACTCGGAAATTTTCAAAATACGTGCAGGCGAAGAGCACACCCTGCTCACGAAGTTGCTGCAGAGTCCGGCGGGTTGCCTGGAGTACCTTACGAACAGAAGCTCCGTTGATGCTGTGGAATTCGAAGTTCCCCTCGGCATCAAAGTCTCCAAGGATGATAACATCCTCGGCAAACCCGATCGGCTTTCCAGACTTCAACCAGTTGAAGAGGGCGCGCAACATATCCTCCACCGTCACAGAAGTTGAGGCGTAGTTGCGCTTCCAGTCAGCCTCGATAATGGCTAACAGATGCTCTTCAGAAAGATTTGGAAGTGGGTCGCAGATACGCACGTGGGAACTCCTGGCAAGTCGCCTTGCGTTCCCAAGGCAGTTACATCAACGAACCCGACTCATAGGTCTGATCCGTCGCGGACCAGATGACTGTAGCATCTCGCGCAATCACGCGCAAGCATACGGCTGAAGCATAGCTGCTATCCGCAGCACAAGTGACCCATTCCGTCCGGGCGGTGGGTTCGGAACTCCATCCAGCCGTGTCCCATTGCGAACTGTCCCAGCGGGATTGCAGGGCATTGTTGAACACGGCAGTGCCGTAGTCGACTGTGTCTTGGAACTCGGTTTTCAACGCCACGTTGACTGCAACCTTGCCGCCGATGGCAAGATTCGCACGAACAGCCTTCCAGTCCTTCACGGCTCCCCGTGGAGTGAAGTAGTGGAAAGCGGTCTGGGCTTCGGCAGTAATGGAAGCTGTAAAGTCATTGCCGGGGACGAAGATCTTAGCAACTTTCCCCAACATTCCAAGGTAGACGTTGTTCTGGAACAGCACCATGGAGTAACCATCCCAGCCCTTGAACCGGCACCATGCTTGGGTCTTGGTATTCAGGACGTACTGGTGAACAACCCCGTAGTCGTTCTGAGGGATGTTGCAGATGAGCAAACTCTGGTCCGGGTACTCGCACATGGACCAGCCCTTGTAGCTGCCGGCAAGATTAGCCGAAGCCTGGAAAGCTTCTCCAATCACATCCGAAAGGGCGGAGTTGGGGGCCATCATGGTATCCTTGAGGATACGGGACATGGAGAATACTCCACGTCGAGTCATGACCAACAAGTCCCCACCATAGTGGCAAAGGCAGTTTGCCCCCAGCACAGGGGACAGGTCATAGACTCCATTGAGGGCCCAGGTGCTGGAGTTCGAAGGGTCGGTGCCCTTATAGACTACTGCCTGACCTTCGCTTGAAAGGAATACAGCATAGTCATCAGCACCGAATCCCCCGTCAATAGTCCAAGTTCCCATAGCCACAAGATACCCACCCTTGTTGAACAGAGCACCGAGGGGGAACTTGCTGACAGTACCAGTGATGGAGTCGATCGGCAGGTAGTAGAAGTTCAGGCTATTCTTTTCAAGGAAATAGAGTGAACGCTTGAAGCAGTTGACATTGACAATATCCTTGGTCAGCAGTGTGCCGCCGCCATTGATTGCAAAATTGGCAAGTGTTGTCCAAGTTGAACCATTGGTATAGGCTAAGTCATCCACACCGTTAATCGTCACCAGATAAGACTGCCCTGTGGTGTTGAAGTTGACACCGATGCATTCCCCACTGGTCCGCGCCTGGACAACAGCCCCCGCGACACCTGCAGTCGTTGCATCATAGATGCCAGAATCAGTGCAGGCAAAGAGCTTTTGCGAGCTGGCCCCCCGCCATGCGAGTACGCTTTTGACAATTGCCGTGCCGCCGCCGAAGCCAGTAACATGATCCACCGCACCATCGCGGAGCTGCACATTCCCGGTCTTGGGGAGCCAATTGTCCAGCTGCACCGCATACATGGGGTCCATAGCGGCAAGCGGATCACGGGTATTCCACCCCCGCACAGGGGCTGCGGTAGTCTTTGCCTGTGCAATTGCAGTTGCATGCCGCCGCTTAGAGGCAAGTGGTTGTGCTTTCATTTACTGCATCCAGCTTCCAGGGGACACAATAATGCCGGGGCCGACATTGAAGGGCTGGGCATCCATGGACAAGGTTTGTGGCCGAGCATCTCGGAGGCTCTTCGCTTCCAGCATAGCTTCATACTTGCGGAAATCCTCCGCATAATCCAGGCCTTTGTCTCGCTTCCATGCCCACTTTAAGTAGGCGATTGGGAGAGTGTCATTGACGGTGCAGGTGTCGTCGTCCTTCAGCCAATACTTGCGATAAGTAGTAGTGGCTGCGTTGTAGACGAAATAATTGGAGAAATACTCCACAGCAAGGGTATGACCTGCCGGGGGTGGAGGGTTCATCAGCAAATGGTTGCCGCGAATACGGAAAGCTGGTAGAGGGCCGGAGAAAGAGCGTGCCTTGCGGTTCGCCCATTCCTCCGCGCTCATGCTCCCTTCAATTGGCAGCATATTGGATCGGTTGAAGAATGTCCCATCAACCATACCCTCATAGCCGTAAGGGAAAAGGGTATCCAATGCCCCTTGGTCCTCCACAGCTGAGGCCGTCCAAACTGCTTCCCGGACATTCGCCTGCCAATACTTCCGCAAAACGAGATCATCCAGAAATTCATTCAGCAACCCCATGCACTGCACAATCCCTGCATCCGTGTTGCCGGATACGTTAGCAGGGATCGGCTGCCCTAAGCGGCCTCGGGCCTCTTGAACAATCTGAACCAAGGTCATGGGCATTGCTTAACTCCTATTTCTTCGTCAGGGCTTCCACCTTTTTGGACAGCTCCTGCAATTGGGTTTCCAGGGTCTTGTTCTTGACACGCTCGTCAGCAAGTTCCGCACGAAGGGCCGAGAGCTCTTCCGTGACCTTGCCGGTGGACGCTGCGGCTTGGAGCCAGCTCAGGGCCTTTTCCTTCAGCGCACGACCACCCATGCCAATACGCATAATGGTCTCTTCATTGGCTTGTGCCAAGTCTTCCACTGTACGGACACCGACGTCAATGACCGACTTCACTTGTGCAGGGGAAGCGACTGGCCAAGTCAGTAAAGGTGTACCGTTTTCGGGGATCTCCCGACCTTCCTGCCATGCTTTGAAGTTTTCCTCAAAGACCCGCAGCCATTCCCGGGGGAAGCGACCTTCCTGCACGGACTGCCGCATGGAGGCAAACCAGGACTGAACTTCACGTTCAATGCGGTCTTTGCTGCCTTGTGGGGTGATGAGGGCGTAGACGACGTCCTTGGTTTTGTAGTAACCAGCGTCAATGGAAGCCTGGCGGTCTTCCTCCGCTTTGACTTCAAAGGCTACGAATGGGGGACGGGCTTCGGCGACTTGCATGGAGGGCTCCTAAGAAAAAGCGGATATTCGCAGTGAGAAAAGCCCCCGAAGGGGCCTTTCGGGAGCTTGCCGTTAGGTGATAGCACCTTGGGCGAAGGGGTTGTTGATATGTGCCACGTTGTAGAAAATCGTGGCATTGTTGTAGGTAGCTGTAACCGTACCGGCGATGGATGCGGTCGAGGCTGCCGACATGGTAACGGTACGACCATCAGGAGAGATGGCAGAAACCGTTGCACCGGCCGCGACGCCAGTACCCGACAAATAGGCGCCAACAAACCAGCCGTCGCTGTTAGGTACATGCAGGGCGGCACTGCCATTGGTGTTCTGGCAGTTTGCCTTGGCCACGGTAGCGGCGGCTGCCACCATCACACGGGCATTCAGCAACTGCTTACCAGCGGCCACCGCACCGCCCTGACCAGCTGCTGCGATACCGAAGCTGGTATCGGCAGCAACAGATGCGGAGCAGTTGATGGGGGTCAGGCCCGACACCTGGAACCAGCCGTAGTCACCACTCGACATGGCCTTGGGGGCCACATAGATGGAGCGTGCCAGGTTGGCGGTGTTAGGAACTTCCGTCATGTCGTAACGGTAGCTGTTCAAGGTGCTGTCGAACACCGGGGTGGCGACGACCAGACCGAAGGCACGGATGGAGCCTGCGGCACGGCCGTACACAAACTCACCGTAACCCCACCAGGGATCGATGAAAGCTTGCTTGAAGCCGGGCTGGAAGCGAGGCGTGCTGTCGACGATATTGCCGCCGAGCTGAGGGATCGGATAGCCGACCTGGGGATTGACTGCAGAGTACATGAAAAATCTCCAAAATTGCGTTGAAACACCAGGGGATTACAGGATTATAATCCCCCGACGAAACTTAGGCCTTCACCACACCTTGCAGGGAGCGGTTAGTGACCGTCAAGTTACCCATCCAGAGGATAGGCACCACAGCAGCGTCTTGGTTGTAGGGCTTGATTTCGTCCATGACGGTCAAGTTTGCATCCTTGTGCACGACCAGCTCGATGTAGTCAGTGTTCAGGAAGTAGGCGTGGTTCACGGGAATACCGGAGCCGCCATCGAAGATCACGTCAGCAGACTTGTACTTCAGGGACACGAAACCGCCGTTGGCCTTGTCATTGCCACCATCGCTGGTATAGCGCTTGATCGAGGTTTGGGACTGCTCGTAGAAGGAGAAGTAGTTGTTGTCAGCCACGATCAGGTCAGGAGCGTCATCACCGCGAACCAGTTGCAGCCACAGGGGCAGGAACAAAGATTCCATGGTGGTCGCTCCAGGGGTGATCGCACCGCCACCTTGCAGGGGAGCTGCAGCCGATTGCACGATGTTGCGCCAGAACGTCCAAGTGCTGGAGTCGATACCGCCAACGGTACCTGTACCGGCGTCCGAGACCAGAGCCTGAAGGCCACCGATCTGGTTGGGCAAGCTACCATCGCTGTACAGGTCAGCGCTGAAGTTGTTCTTGAACGTGCGGATGGCGTTCTTCATGCGGGCCTTGACCAGGGCAATGATGCGCGAATCACCGCTGTTGGTGCGCAGCTCGAGGCCACTTGCCACAACGTTGATCGCGATCTGACGCCACTGGAACTCAGCTGCGCTGATAACGTCGGAAGCACCGATGTTCAGCGTGTCATAGCCAGAGTAGCGCTGGTAAGTGCCGTTGCTGTTGTAGTCCAGCGGCGCGGCGATGGACAAGCCACCGTCTTCGGTACGAGGAGAACCTTTGTCGACGAGGCGACGATACAAGGCATTGTTCTTGGACACGTTGTCCTTAATGTCCTTGCTGTGCTTGCGGAAGGTGGTCGAGACCAGTTCCGTGAAAACTGCATTGGGAGACGGCATTTTGAAAAGCTCCTAAAAATGATCGAAAACCTAGCTTCGGCTGCGGATCTTCTGCAGCGTGGCCGCGATGGTGTCGTCGATGGTTCCAGTTGGAGTTGCGGTACTTCCACTGCGCGCTCTCGTCGTCACATTCGCTGAAGTGGCTTGCTTCGTAGCCGCAACCTTGGTTGCTGTGGCGGTAGCCTGCTGTTGGGTTTCGGTATTGCGCTGTGCGGCGATTACCTTATTCCGAACTGCAGGATTCAGCCAAATGGCCTTGTCGTAAGCTTCCTTCAACGTCTGGGCTTGGCCGGACTGCAACAAGGCGGCAACTTCATTGCCAACTTCATCAAAGTGCGGATTCGCCGGGTCTTTTGCGAAGGCGTCAACTTCCGACTTAATCCCGGTACGGACTTGTTCTTGTCGGTAGCGCTGCGCATCGCTCATTTGGGACTGTAGCGTTTGCAATTCCTTTTGCAAGGCTGCAACTGCTGGGTCCACATAGGGAGGTGGGTCATTGGACTGAGTCTGCCCCAACCCGGCCAAGTTGATGCCATAGCTCTGAGCCATCCGGGTCAGAACTGCCACCTTCTGCTCTTGGGATGCGGTAGCCAGGCTGTAGTGGGTTTGCAGGAGCCCCTTCACAGCCTCCATCGGCGGAATACCACGGCTGTTCAGGAAGTTTGCGTAGGGGTCAATTGTGTCCCGCAGTGCCTTGCCAATCCCGGCATCCTGCTTATACCCTTCGATACCCTTAAAAATGTCCGCTTCCCGCTTCAGGATTTCCTGCTTTGCGGCTTCGGGAAGGGTTGCCCAGGTCGCTGCGGCATCCGGACGCCAAGTCTTTGGAGGAGCATTGGCGTCAGGAGATGCGGTGCCCGCTTCCGCGGCTGTTCCGCCAGCCGAAGGCGTGGTTGTGGTTGCCTGGCTGGTGGTTGTTTCCGCAGAAGCGGGCGTTGTTTGGGTGGTTTCTGTGGAAGAGGGGAGTGTTACCTCCAACTTAACATCATCCCCGTCATCCGAGGGGGAATCAAAGCCAAGACCACTACCGATTTCGTCAACCGCAGCGTTGACGTCGAATTCATCTTCCATTTTCAGGACCTTTCAATACTAACATCGAGACCAGATTCAAGGGCAACACCAAGTGCTTCCCGCTTATCCGAGGGCAGGGTCTCTACAAACTGCTCCGCGGTTGCTTCTACTGCTCTGTCGAGTGCCTCGTCTTCCGCTTTGCGGTTGCGAGAAACTTGTTCTGTTTCGCCAGCTTCGAGTACCCGGCATCCGTGCCTTTTAAGGTTCTCCTCATGAGCCCTTCGGCCTTCAATCCATTTTCCAGTGATTGGGCAATTGTACCCAGCGTAGTCGGAGACAATACGCGGGGCACTAAGTTGCCTTTCCATCGGGGTTTGACAGGTTTCACAAGGTTCCTCACGGTTCAAGTTGGCTATGGACTTGAAAACGTCCCGACGAGATCGGCAAGTCGGGCACTTATATGCGTATGTTGGCATAATGCAGGGGGATTATCAAGGAATAATCTGTGGGTTATTGACCGGAGGAACTTCCAACGGACTTTTGCCGGCCAAAGGCAGCCAAATTGTCAGCATGAGCTTGCTGTGCACGCTGGAGTTTGGCCTCCCGCGCAGCAATGTTCTGCTCATGTGTGGCACGGAGGGCTTGGAGCTCCAGTTCCGCTTCCTTCAACACCTGCTGCTTGTGGGCGTCGATGGCTTGCATGGCAAGTTGCTTCTCTTGGGCAAGTGCCTTGCGTTCGAGTTCAATCTCCTGCTGTGCCGCTTGCTGTTCGAGGGCAATCTTCGCCTTGCCGGAGTCGAGTTCCTGTTGAGCCTGGCTGCGAACCTGTTCGACCTGCTTCGCTTGCGCGGCAATATCCTGAGCCTGCTTGTCCAGCTGAGCCTTTTGCTGTTTCAGGGCCTCGGCTTGTTGTGCACCACCCTGCTGCTGCGGAGGTTGCATGTTCTTCAGCTGATCTTCGATATCCGGGCCAAGGCGATAGCGACGGACAACAGCCAGCAGAATGCTCTTGGCCACGTCGAAGGGCATGGTGCCGGATTCGACCAGCGGAGTTACCCCATTCAGGAACTGAGAAATCGCATTCAGCAATTCCCCCATGTCCTGCTTGTCCTCGGTGGCTTCAGCGTCGACGGTAGAGTTGGTTTCAACGTCGATCCGATAGCTGCGCTGGATGTCATCCTTCAACAGTTGCAGCAAATCCTCCCAAGTGGGTTGTTGGAGTTGCTGCTGCACCTCCGGGGGCACCTGCATCGGGGGCGGGGGCTGACGCCCTTGCTGCAAAGCCATTTGCTGATTCAGCTGACTTTGCTGCTGAGCCTGCTGGAGCTGCATTTGCAGCTGCTGCTTCTCCGACTGCATCGGATAGGGTAGTCCGGTCATGCCGCGAAGCGTTTCGGGGCTGAGTTTCGACACAGCCAGCTCAGCCATGATCCGCAAGCAGTCCCGGCAATAGCGGGCAACTTCCTTTTGAGCCTTCTTCAGCCGCAGGGTGCCCCACTGATTCTTAATCTGCTGCGCCCCGAGAGTTTCTGAGGCAGCAGAGCTTCCGCGCATAATGTCGGCGATGCCAGTGATTTCATAGATGACCTGCTTGCACTGCTGCCGCTGGACGTAGAGTTGCTGCAAGGCTGCGATAATCTTGTCAATCGGGAAAAGCCAGATCGCTTTTTCCAACGCATTACCTTGTGCCAGCAGCGCGGCGACGTTCTCCGCAGGGACGAGTGCATTGTCATCAGCCTCCAGTACCTTTGCAACACCCTCAACTGTGGAGTCGTACATCCCCCGCACCTTTAGGGCGGCGATTAGCCGGTTGATGCGGGTGGTCACACGGTTGAGTTCCTTGGCCTGTTCTTCATAGAGTTGATACAAAGCAACAGGGACCAGCGAACTGATCTTCGTCAGGAAGGTCATCGGGCGTGGGCAGGGGAAGAAGCAAGTTAGCTTGAAGGGGTCATCGACCTTTTTCAGCGGCCCGGATTTCCATTGGGGGGAGACGAAGATGACCTGCTTGGAGTCCTTGTCCCAGAT